GCCATCAGAGCCGCAACGCTCGGGTCTATCTTGTTGGATGATTTTTTCTTGTTCGGCTTGATATTGGCGTTCGCGTCACTCTGCATCACAACATTACTCATTGACCAGGCCAGCACCGGATCGCCACGATGCACAATCACCTTCCGGTTAACAAAAACTTCGAACGATTTCGCCGCCGGACTGAAACGAAGGTATGTTTGCGGGAACGGCTCCACCTCAAATCCTGCCCCCTGTAGCTGCGTCCTCAGGTGCGTGGCGTTCCATGTATCGAAGCCCACCAGCCTGATATTGAAATTCTCTGCATCCGCCATGATGTCATCACGGATACGGTCATAATCAATGCAGTCACCCGGTGTTGTGCGTATCCAGCCCGCCTTTACCCACTGGCGATAGATGGCGCGGTTTTTATTGGCGGGGTTCTGTAGCTGAAATTCCGGCAGATAGTGACGGGAAACCAGCATAATCTTTTTACCGACCGGAAAGGCATAGCACACGCTGGAAATATCGCTGGTTGATGATAAGTCCAGCCCCGCGTAGCACTCCTGACCGTATAAATCCGCCTCCGCGAACGTTCCGGCGCACTCCGCCCATGCACCGTTACCCATCCACGGCGTAGCCCCCTGACACCAGATATTGAATCGCTTGGTGAGCATTTCCACCCACTGCGACGGAATACCCCGCGCTTTCTGGATGGTTGAGGCCAGTTTTTCACGATCGACGGAAACATCGATATTGGGATTCGCCTTTATCCACATCGCCGGATCGTCAACCTCGCTTTCATCATCCAGCTCGTAAATCAGCACGAACATGGATTCGTTCACCTCTTCACCATCCAGTATCTGGCAGCAATAGTCATAGTGTTGTTTACAGGCTGAAACAACGTTGCTCCCCGATGTGGTGATGGCAAATAACAGCCCCTCCGGACGCGCCCCCATTCCCAGTTCAAGCGCGGAATAAACCCCGTTGTCAGGGTGCAGGTGATATTCATCCACAATGGCAAGACTCGGGTTTGTACCTTCAATGGTTGCCGCTTTTGCTGCCAGTGGCTTTAACAGGCTGTTGGTTTTCGGGTGTATCACCTTGTGTGCCTGAATATTTACCCGCTTTCGTAACGGTCGGGATAAAAGGCACATCTGACGCGCATCATCAAACACGATCCGCGCCTGATCACGACTCACGGCGGCGGTGTAAATATCCTGCTGCCCGTTTTCCATAACCAGAAACCAGTTAGCCAGGATAGCGGCGACCGTGGATTTGGCATTTTTTCGCGGCACTTCAATGAATGCGCTGGTGTATTTGCGCCGTCCGGTGGCCTTAACCTTAAAGCCCAGGATGCACGCAAAGGCGAACTGCTGCCACGGCTCCAGCTCAATGGGGCTACCGCGCATTGCGCCTTTTACGTGCGGACACACCCTGGAAAAGGCAATAAACCGCTCCACGACCTCCGGATCGAACGTGTAAAGGGGGTTTTCAAGGTCAGAAAAATACCGTTTAACGGCCTGTTTCAGTCGTTTACAGGCCGTAATTTTGCCGTTTTTTACGCCTTCTGCGTACTCATGCCAGGCGGTCAAGCTCGTCCTCTTCCTCTGTTTCCGGTGGATTTCTGCGGCGACTTACCGGGTCAAAACCCAGCAAAGAAGCCATTTTGATCATTATTCTTTCAGCGTCAGCCTTTGCGCTCAGGGCGGGGTTTCTGCTCTCGCTGCCCTGACTGTTAACAATGCTGAACCCGCGCGTGGCAAGGTCTTCGACGGCTTTGCGGTATATGGAGTAGTTAACACAATACAGCTCCAGATTGCTCCAGTCGGCGGGGGTAAGGTCTTCCCGTCCGGAAAGCTGGCGCGATTTTTCCTTCCACTGCCTGACCGCGATTTCATCCAGGTAAGCGGGGGCTTTTGGTGGTCTTGCCATGTTCTTTTTTCGCCCAATTATTTTCAAAAAAATTCCCGTGCACAAAAATTTGAGGAGGCGGTCGGTGTCCGGCAGGGACGGTTTCGTCCTGAAAACCACCCCCACCCCCTCTGACGGCCTCACCAGCGATTGCGAAAACATTCCATGACCTCGCGGTCACGGTCGGTTAATCGCTTCGCTGTGGTGCGTTTTGTGCGCCCTGTCCTGTTGGCTTTGTGCCCTGTCTCCTGTGTCTTCCATAAGTCACGCTGCCTTATCAGTCCACGTATCAGCCTGGTTTGCTCCTGTTCAGTCATCATCGCCATACATCCAGTCGTTACGGTGTGCTGCCCGTTCTTCCTGCTCGCGATACATGCCCGCCTTACGGTTCGCTTTCGTGGCTGGATCTTCCCGTGTCGTCTTACGGTTGTGGCACGTCTGGCACAATGCCTGGTGGTTCCACTCAGGCCAGAAGAGAACATCACCGCCGCCATTGATGGGGATGATGTGATCCACCACAAGAGCTGGCGTATAAATCCCCTTAGCCAGACAACGCACGCATAACGGGTTTTTGCTCAGGTACAGGGCGCGGTATTTGTCCCACTGTCGGGAATACCCGCGCGCGCGGCGGTGTCCCCGTCTGGCATCCTCTGCACGCCATACAGCCCGTCTGTGCTCTTCACACTTGCCGGACTTCACGCGCTTATTACAGCCCGGCTCAGTGCATCGCCTTAATGGTTGCCACGGCATCAGTACACCCCCACATCACGATAAACCGACCAGAGCGCAGAAATAGCCATAGGCAGTTCAGACTGCTCCACTGGTGAAACTGCTTCCCTGTTCTCGTACAGGAAAGCGATGTACATCAGGCAACCAACACGCATTGCCGGGGTAAATTCCAGCCCGTCTTCAAAACGTTTCCCGATATGCTTCTGGCAGGCTTCCAGCGCCGCATCGGTATACATTTTCAGAAGTTCGCCTTCACCGGATAAATCATCATCAAGTCGAAGATGTGCCCTGACTTCATCAGGTGTAATTCTGGCTTCACTCATCTTTTCTCCCTTTAATTTCCACAGTCTGTTTCCATGCCTGGCTGAACTCATCACCACCTTCACGCGGCGGCATACCCTCGCGTTCGCGAGCTTCGTTCGGATTCATGATCCCGCTCTTAATCCCTTTCTCATACGTGGCATAACGTTCGGTGGGTGTGGCGCGCAGTAAATCGGCTGAATCAAACTCAACCAGATAACGGGTACCAGGTACGGGAGAAGTCACCAGCAAAGCGGCCTTGATTTGCTGTTCGAAGTTCGCCAGCCACGGGCGCATTGTCATGGTCAGAAATGCGCGGCTCGCCTCACTGAAATTGCTGTAGGTGCTGTTGCTGTATTCCTGAAGAAAAATCGGCGACACGTTGAACATCCTGGCGATGTCTTCAATGGAGAAGCGACGGGAGGCCAGCCATTCCGCATCCTGGTTACTCATCCCCAGCCGCCTGTAATCCATGCCCCCTTCAAGGATTGGCGTTTTTCCGGCATTTTTCGCCCCCTTGTAGCGTTCCAGTGCGTCTAATGCCTGTTTACCTTTCACGCCGTCCAGCCATTCACCTGACGTGATAATCCCTGCCGCCATCATGCCATCTTTCATAATGCTGGCTCCGTGGCGCTGTTGAGCAAGGCCAAGCCCCAGCGCCTCACGGCAAATCGTGACGGGGGAACGCCCCAGAAAGCCATCATCCGAGGCATAGCGGAGATGCAGAACTTCTTCCTGTAAATACGTGCGCACCGTTCCTGTACAGGGTTCGGTGATGGTATAGCGGTATTTGTGTGTGCCTGTGCGTTCCGGTACAACACACCCCGGCGCATAAGGATGAAGTGATTTTGGCTGCCCGTCCCGCCCCCACTCAATAACCGCATAGGCGTTACCGTTCAGCAGGCAGTGACGCATCATTGTGCGTTTAAACTGGTAAGGTGTCAGGCACGAATTAGGCTGCTCATTCAGCAGAATATCTACCGGGTGACTGTCCAGCCATTCCCGCGCCTCTCTGCCCTTATCATTGCGTACCAGATACAGGTAACACGGCATCGTGGCCACCGCCTCAGCGATGACAGAAACCGCGTTCATCACAGCAGGCAATGATTCAGCCGTCCCGGCAGAAACATATTCTCCGGATCCGGTATTTGGTACACCAGACAACGCCAGAAAATCATCAATGGACAGGTTACGCAGATCGCTTTTTTTACGACTAAAAGGCCACCACATATCACACCCCCGCCAGTTCAGCCCAGCGATGACGATTATTTCCTGCCGGGCGTAATTCAGGGTACTGTGCAAACAACGAACGGTGGGCAATCTCCACGCCGGATTCGGGATAAGCAGGCATCGATGTTATCGTGATTTCACGGAGTTCTGCGGCGGTTACAGTACGCAGATACGGTTTTTGCGCGATATTCCACTCCTCGCATAATGCGCGAAAGCCAAAGCTCATTCCTGTAATATCGCCACGTTCCACCAGCGTAAGCACATCTTTTCCAAGCTGGGTATTTGGCGGTGTCAGTTCAAAACGTAGCCCGGTGTTATCCTCAGTCAGTACCAGTGAGCCGGATTTGGTACGCCCCAGCAGTTGGGTATAGTCATGCTCATACAGACAGCGCACATCATTACCCGCCGCCAGATAGTCAGCAAAAGCCCCCGGCGTGAACTGTTCGCGAAACTCGTCCCAGATAATTTCTGAAAGGCTGTTCCAGCGAACGGCATAACCCACCAGTTTTTTATCGCTGGCGGTCAGTTCAGATGTACGGATTTCAAAATCGGTGTTTTTCATCGGTGTACTCCATAAAGCTGAAAAAGGAGGCCGAAGCCCCCTTTGCTCATTACTTGCCAGCCTGAATTTCCAGAATCTTGATGGCGTTCGAATCCACCACACCACCGCCCAGATATTTCTGGGTATAGATGTTAATGAATCCAGGCTCGCTGAAATCCGGACGGGTACGCGTACCGGTTTTATGGTCAACGATGAAATAACCGCGCTTAAAGTCACCGACTGCAATCACACCGTCCGGCATAAATTCCAGATATTCAACCGGAAGCCCCAGCAGAGAATCAGGATCACCAGCCTGTAAACGATCGCGCCAGATGTAATCACCAGTGGCATTTTTCAGTTTTTGTGCGGAGGCGGCTGTATTTGAGTTCATCACCCATACAGCTTTTTTGCGGTACTTATTGCGCAGCGTAAATTTCAGGTCAATCAGCATATCGGCGCTGAGACTGCCAGTCACTTTTTTCGTCTGGAGCGTACCGAAAGGACGGGTTTTGTCATTATCCGTAGTGCGCGGGAAAGTCAGGAAACCTTTGGCTTTTTTCTCGCCATCACCGGAAACCAGATCCGTTTCTTCGGTATCAACGAAAGTGTCGCCAATTTCAGAAGATAACCAGCCCATAATATCGACTTCGGAAAAATCGATAATTTCCTGAGTGGTTTTCGGGTAAGCGTAGATCGGATACAGGCGGATACTGACTTCATTCAGTTTTGGGGTTGCCGTCTGGTTACGTGCCGCACCTTCTTCGCCGTGTCCCACGACCGCACCCCCGGCAGAAACCAGTTGCTTAAATTCATTACTGTGAATGGTTTTAACAGTACAGATTTTACGCATCACCGACTCATCAGAAAGCTGACGCATAATTTCTCTGTTCAGTTCCGGGATAACCGTATAACCACCATCAGCCGGAACACTGCCGGACAGGTTGCGGGTTTCCCCGGTCAGAATGTAAGAGCGTAGCTCATTTTTGGTGATTTTATCTTCGACGGGAACACCAGGCTGGTTACGTTCTTCATCAGCCACAGACTCGAGGCGGGAAATTTCTGTGTCGAGGGAATCGGCTTTTGCACGCAGTTCATCAAACTGTTTGCCTTCGTCATCGTTCAGGCTGCGGTTTTCATTGTCGGCTTTTTCCAGCAGGGATCGCATCTGGTTTTTCAGGGCGGTTTTTTGCTGGCGGAGTTCGATTAATTTCTTCATGAATGTTTTCTCGCATTGGTTAAGATTCAGGACGTGAAACCAACACGGGGGGAGCGCCGCCCGACACTCTCGGCATCTCGCAGATCAACCCGGCATCGCGCAGGGGGTCAGGCGGCATTGTGGCGGCTCACGTCTGAGTGCCACACGCCAACATATACATAAAAATCAGTATGTAAACATCAGCCAGAATCACCGAACAACCTGGAACAACCACGAACAAATAATTTACAAAACCTGAAAAAAGACCCGGAAAAAATCCGGGCCTTTATCGCTTTATTGTTTCACTGGCTCCCGCATTCTGCGTCTTATTTTCCACAAATATTCGATCATCGCTTCCACCTGCTCACGGTTGGTTGCGAAAATTTCCCCGGTCAGTGAGCTACGCAGAAAATCATGATGATCCACAAAAAATAACGCATCGGAAGAAAGCAACCGACGATATTTTTTTGCTGTCGTGGTTTCCAGATCATCAAAACCATGAAGCTTTTTATGTTGCTGAACTTCTTCAAATGTCACTGGCATGTATCCCCCTTTGCTGCCCGGCGCTGGCGCTTGTGCTTCTCATTCAGCACCATCAGCCGTGTTTCTGCCTCCTGCTGTTCCTGTGGTGTCACTTCCCCACATGGCTGGCCTTTCAGGTCGTAACGTGCGCCACCAGCTATCAGGGCGCGGTAATAGCGCGGAGACTGCGCATAGGATGCCAGCGTCGCACGTAATACCCCCGACCCGAATGCCAGCCCCCTGACGGCGATATCCTGCATCAGGTCGTCGAATATCCCCACCTTAAGCGGCTTCGGTGCTTTATGGCTGAATAAGTCAGGCCACATCTCAGTGAGGCGGTTAACGCGTCGGCGGTTTTTGCGCTGTCTTTTGGTCATATGCTGCCACGGTGTCGCCCCTGCGGTCTTCTGTTTGCGGCTCTGCTGTGCGTTCTGATTATCGGGTATCACTTTATGCGCCGATGTGGTTTTATCCTGCTCTTGCGCCGCCTGCGTCGTTTTCTGCGGCGTGCCGTAAATGCCTTTCGGCTTCCGGTTAATGGTCAGCGTTGTCATGCCTTCCCCCGTAATTACTCTGTTCGCTGTTGTGAATTAAAACGGTATGTTATCCCCGTACGGGTCATCGTGCTGGCTTGTCTGTTGTTTTGCCCTGTTCAGTGCGTCAGTGGCCTGGCCCTGTTGACCTTTTTTGCCGCCCGGTCGCGCCGTTCGCGCACTGATTACGCTGTCTGCAATAACCTGCCAGCCCTGCCGCGTTTCCCCGTTCTGGCCTGTCCACTGGCTCACCTGCATGTTACCCGCCACGCTCACCAGTTCGCCTTTGTGGTGTTTTGCCAGTGCGTCGGCCTGTCTGCCAAACGCCAGGACAGATAACCACATCGTCGCCGTTCCGTCATCTGCCTGGCTGCATGGCAGGGGAACCGCCATACTCGCCATCGCCATTTGTGTCCCTTTGCTGGTGGTCTTTAGCTGCGGGTCAGCCACCAGCCGCCCGTAAGCCGCTATCTGTGCTGTCATGCTGTCTGCTCTCCGGTTTTAACGTTGATGGTTGTCACCTGTTCCGCTTCGGCAATCTCCCGTTCTGTCAGTGTGGCAAAATTTGCCGCCGCCGTGATCATGAATGCGCTTATCAGTTCGGGATGTGCTTTCGCGTATCCTTCTCCGGCGTGGCGGTCTATCGTTCTGATTGCCACCTTTAAGGCGTGCTCTGTCATGTCTAATGCGCGATATTTTGGTGTTGTCTTATCTCTGGTTTTTCTGGTCATGCGCCCACCTGTGCCCACTTTTTCTACCCACTTTTCATGGTTTCCCACTTCGTCCCACCTGGGATTTTGTGGTTTTATATCGTGCTGTTTCATAAGAATTTTTTTAGTGCCCACTTTTTGGGATGTATACACGTGGGAAAGTGGGCGATTTTGTTAAATTCCAGTTAAATTACCCACTATTCCCACTTTTAACGCCCACTTTTTACAGTGGGTGAACATCATCCCCATCGACGCAAATCACGCCGTCTTTTTCCAGTTTGGCTAACCATCGTTTAAGGTGTTTTGTGTCATATCCCAGCTTTTTCATGTCATCACGTAGCAGCGGGATCGTGCATTTATCACCATGCTGTATACGTGACCGGATACAACCCCATAAAGCCGTGTGATTTTCCGTCTTGTTCCCGGCCTCCTCTATGCGCTCCAGTTCAGCAGGGGCGCGGGGAACGTCAATCACCACCATGGACACAATCTCTTCGCCATCGGTATCGGTAAACACCTCCACGCTTTTAAGGTCGTATGCGCTCTCTTTTGGCTCCTCTGCGTCTTTCATCTTCGTACACGCCGCCACCAGTGCTGTAACGTCTGAATTTTCCCGGCTGATTCGGTACTCTGCATCCAGTGCAGCGCGGAATGCGCTGGAACCTCGCGCCCCCTTTGTTTCATCCTTGCCGGAATGGTGAACCACCAGTACCGTGGCCCCTGTGGCCTGCTTTATCGCGTCACACCCCTGGATAAATGCGCCCATATCACGGGAATCATTTTCATCATTCCCACCAAAGCAACGGGCCAGCGTGTCGATCACAATCAGCCGCACATTTTCGCCCGTTCTGCTCTTAACAAGTCCGGCAGTCCTGATAACCTGCTCCACATAGTCAGGCGATGCAGGGAAGACAGGCGCGTTAACGATGCACAAATCCGTAACCACCTTGTCGTGGGTTATCTCCCACGCCTTAACGCGGCGTTTTACGCCCATACTGCCTTCGCCAGCGATATAGATAACCGCGCCCTTACTTACCCTGCGGCCTCCCCATGCCATACCTGTGGCAACATGGCACGACCAGGAAATAGCCAGGAACGATTTATAAGAACCGCTGGCCCCGTAGGTGCTGCATAATGATTCAGCCGGAATAAGCCCCTTAATTACGTAGCTTTGCTGCGCGTCGAATCCCTCAGAACCCCATGAAATCGGTAGCGTGATTTTTTGTTTTCCTCCGTTCATGATCAGGCTTTCCCCTCTCTCCCATGTCTCCCGTAGCCGTGGAAGCTGGTCGGTCCATTTCTCCAGTAATTCGAAGTTTTCAGAAAGCAGCCGCGCTTCCTGGACTCCGGCGATCGCCAGTTTTGTCGCTATGGTTAACAGCTGCGCTTCGTCAATATTTCCGGCGCGTATCACCGTTACCCTGTATCGCCCCTCATCAACAATCTGCAGGTTGTCCAGTTCGCTTAACTGATAACGGCCCAGGTAAACCGGAGGGATGGGATCGCCTGCTTTTTTGGCCTGTGCAATCATGTAATGTTCTGCAAAGGAGTGAGCATTATCACCCGCAAAAATAACCGCCTCAGTGTGTTTATCTTTCGGTAACAGTTTTACGTTCGGTGCCAGTTTCATTTTTTACCCCCTGCGACCAGCATTTCACGAATTTTGCGGATATGACTTGCTGCACGTTTCTGATTTACGGCTTTACGATGGCCCACCAGCGTGAAATCACGCCGGAACTGATAAACAGGCATCACGCAGTCATATTCGTAGCCTTCACGGCGGTAAGTGATGTGCCGTTCTGCCACGCCTTTTATCGTTACCGTGCCGCCATAGTTATCCCGGAAAATATCGCCGGGGCGGATTTCAGGCCGAGCGGGGCCGCTGGCAGTAAAGCCAGAAATTTTCTGTTTCATGGTTTTTATTCCGCGTTTATTTTTTTATCGTGAATTTCGATCGCTTTATTTAATTCGACGATTACCGTATCGAGTAATGAAATAAACGCACCAGCAAGATTAGACTCACGCTCATCTTCCGGCGCATCACTTAAACCATCAAGCCAGATAAGAAATATTTGCCTCAAACATTCACTGTTAGTCAGTGCGTTTTCTGCATGGCTCATTGATTTAAAATAACGGTCATCATGCATGG